GGCACGGGCAAATCGGACATTCCCCCGGACCCGCCCCTAGGAAACATCTCTCTCTGACTCTTTTTTTCGGTGGGATCATGGCCAACAGTGAAGCTCTTGATCAGACGCTCGCCGCCCTGCGTGATCTTGGCCGAATCGACCGCGTGGACTCGGCGCTGGTCCAGGCGCTCAAGTCCATGGCCGACTCACTGGACCATGATCCTTCCAATGCCGCGCTGTGGGGGCGGTATCTGGGGGCGTTGAACAACCTGCTGGGAGCTGATGGTGACGCTGACAGCGGTTTTGCCGACGCGCTCGCGGAGATCCGAGGCGCAACCGAGGTGGGCGACCCCGCGCCGCCCTGAGCGGGAGACTCTGGCGCCTCGGTTGGCGAAGGTCGCCGAGATGCTGGATCATCCGCTGATGCCGTGGCAGCGGCAGGTGGCCGATGTGGGGCTGGAAATCGACCCTCAGACCGGCCTGCCGGCGTATCGGGAGATCGTCGTCACGGTGATGCGGCAGTCGGGTAAGTCGATCCTGCTGTTGTCGTTCCAGTTGGACCGTTGCCTATCATGGCCTGGCCTGCGGCGGTGTGCCTACACGGCGCAGTCGGGTTTCGACGCTCGCAAGAAGCTTCTCCGCGATTATGTTCCGATCTTGAAGCGGTCCCGGCTGTGGCCTGCCGTGGAGCATGTGCGGCAGTCCCAGGGCGATGAGGGCCTGACGTTCACCGACATGTCTGAGATCGCGGTGGTGGCCTCGAACCTGTCGGCCGGTCATGGCCGGTCGTGGGACTTGGGTGTGATCGACGAGGCGTTCGACGACGAGGATGACCGCCGCGAGCAGGCGATCGTGCCGGCATTGGCGACACGTGCCGATGGGCAGTTGTTGGTGGCTTCGACAGCGGGCACGACCCGCTCGGCGTATCTGCGCCGGAAGCTCGAGGCCGGCCGGTTGGCCGTGGAGATGGATTCGGGGCACGGGATCGCGTTCTTCGAGTGGTCCATCCCTGACGACGCGGATATCGACGACCCCGAGACGTGGTGGTCGTACATGCCGGCGTTGGGCTGGACGATTCAGCCTGAGGCCGTGGCGCACGCCCGCCAGTCCATGTCCGAAGCCGAGTTCCGCCGAAGCTTCTGCAACCAATGGGTGAGCATGGACGAGGCGTGGCTCCCGCCGGGTGCGTGGGCCGCCTGTCGGGACGACCGTCCGATCCCGGACCTGGCCGAAGTGGTTCTCGGTTTCGACGGATCGTTCAGTAACGACAGCACCGCGCTTGTCGCGGTCCAACTCGGGGAGCGGCCGCACCTGGATGTGGCCGCCTGCTGGGAGAGGCCGCCGGACGCCGATGAGGCGTGGCGGGTGCCGATCCTGGACGTGGAGGACGCGATCAGGCAGGCGTGCCGGCGTTGGCAGGTGCGCGAGATCGTGTGTGACCCGTTCCGCTGGGCCCGCACGTTCCAGGTGCTCGAGGACGACGGCCTGCCGGTGGTGGAGTTTCCGCAGTCGCCGGCCCGGATGGTCCCGGCGACGCAGCGGTTCTACGAGGCTGTGGTGAACAAGACGCTCACCCATTCCGGTGACGAACGGTTGGCCCGGCATATCGGCAACTGCGTGTTGAAGGTGGACTCGCGCGGGCAGCGGCTGGCCAAGGACACCAAGAACTCACCCCGCAAGATCGACCTGGCGGTCGCGGCTGTCATGGCGGCGGATCGTGCTGCGCAGCGGGTCGAGCAGGAGCAGCCGTTCTTCGGGGCTTGGCGATAGGAGACGCAATGGCAGTTCTTGACCGAGTCCCCGTCGATCGGATCACCGTCGAGGCCCGCGACATTCAGGTGGGCCGCACTGTGGTGACGCTGCTTGCGGCGCTGCTGTACGTGGTGGGCTGGGTGGCGGCGAAGCTGTTCACGGCCGTGTGGTTCGCGGTGGCGTGGTCGGCGGTGGCGGTGAAGGTCGGTTGGAAAGAGGGCCGCGCCTCGTCTTCCATGGTGCGTAAGGGCGGCTGAATGTGGCGGCAGGACTTCTCGACCGCATCGCCGCCGAACGCGGGGCCGTGGCCGGCGCCGCCGAGCGGCGGTTCTCGGTCGACCAGTGGATCAGCGACTACCTGATCCCATCGGTCGGCCTGCTCGGCTTCGGCGGCAACCAGTACACCTACGGGCTGAACCAGACGTACGACCGTCAGCGGGTGCAGCAGATCCCGTCGACCCTGCCGGGGTATTCTGCGGCGCTGCGTTCTTCCCCGCCGGCGTTCGCCGCGCAGATGGTGCGGGCGATGGTGATGTCGCAGGCCCGGTTCGTGTACCGGAACCCGCCGTGGCATCGCACGCCGCGCCGGGTGTTCGGCTCGGCTCGGCTGCGGCTGCTGGAGCGTCCCTGGCCGGGCGCGTCGACCGGCGAACTGTTGTCCCGCATGGAGTGGCACGCCGGGCTGGCGGGCAGCGCCTACGTGGTGCGCCAGCCGAACCGGCTGCGGGTGATCCGCCCGGACTGGACCGGTGTGCTGTTCGGCTCCGAGCTCGAGCCGGACGACCCGGCTGGCGCGCTGGACGCCGAACTGCTCGGCTACGTGTACCAGAACGGCGGGCTGCGGGCCGGTAACAACTCAGAGCCGGTGACGTTGCTGCCGTCGGACGTGGCGCACTGGTCGCCGATCCCGGACCCGGAGATCCCGGAGATGGGCCAGTCGTGGGTGACCGCGACGCTGCGGGAGATTCAGGGCGACTCGGCCGCGACCGAGCACAAGCTGAACTTCTTCCGCAACGGCGCCACCCCGAACATGGTGGTCAAGGGCCTGCCGGCGGTGACCCGCGAGCAGTTCAACGACATGGTGGACATGCTGGAGGAGCGGCACACCGGCTTGTCGAACGCGTACCGGACGCTGTACTTGGTGGCCGGCGCGGACGCGACCGTGGTGGGCGCGGACCTCAAGCAGATCGACTTCAAACAGACCCAGGGCGCGGGTGAGACCCGGATCTCGCTGGTGGGCCGGGTGCCGGCGGCGCTGCTGGGGATCTCCGAGGGTCTGGCCGGCTCGGCGTTGAACGCCGGGAACTTCGGCATGGCTCGTCGCATGTTCGCCGACACGTGGCTGTACCCGACGTTGCAGGACGTGGCGGGCACGCTGGCGCAGATCGTGGACGTGCCGGACGACGCGGAGTTGTGGTTCGACACCACGGACATTCCGCTGCTGCGCGAGGACGGCAAAGACGCCGCGGAGATCGAGCAGATCAAGTCTCAGACGATCACGCAGTACGTGCGTGAGGGTTTCACCCCGGAGTCGGCGGTGGCGGCGACGAACGCGCAGGACGTGAAGCTGCTGGTGCACACGGGCCTGGTGTCCGTGCAGTTGCAGCCGCCGGGGATCACGCTCGGCGACGACGGGCAGAACGGAGAGGGCAGTGAAAGCACCTCAGATTGATCTGGTGCGGGCCGCGCCGCCGAAGATGGAGCTTCGCGCTGACGCAGACGGCGGCATGCCGACGATGGAGGTGCGGTTCTCCACGTTCGACACCTGGTACGAGATCGACTCGTTCTGGGAGGGTGAGTTCCTGGAGCGCACCCAGCGGGGCGCGTTCGCCGAGACGATCCGCGAGGACCGCGACTCGATCAAGACGTTGTTCAACCACGGCTTCGACCCGCAGATCGGCGACAAGGTGCTCGGGCAGATCACCGACCTGCGCGAGGAGCCGGATTCGCCGGTGGGTGTGGTGCCGCTGTTCGACACCACCTACAACCGCGACCTGCTGCCCGGCTTGGACGCCGGTGTGTACGGCTCGTCGTTCCGGTTCCGGGTAACCGGCGAGGAGTGGGACGACGAACCCGGCACGGCGGATCACAACCCGCGCGGACTGCCGGAGCGCACGATCACGAAGGTTCGGCTGATGGAGTTCGGGCCGGTGACGTTCCCGGCGAACCCGGACGCCACGGCGGGCCTGCGATGCATGACCGACAGCTACTACGAGCGTCTGCGGCAGCGGGACACCAGCGCCTTCGAGGCTGCGGTGCGCGCCGCGGGCGTGCAGTATCCCAAGGTCACGATCACGGCGTCCACTGAGAAGCTCGAGAGTCAGATCAGTGCCGCCCTCAAAGACCTCACCGGGCGGCCCGGCGCGCGGAGCGCGGGTGGCGGTGACCCCGACGCGGAGCCGAGGGAAGGCGAAGCGTCGAACATCCCCACATCCAAACAGCTTCTCGACGACGGGGAGCTACGACTCAGAAGGATTCTGAGATGACCGAGACAACCACTGCCACCATTCCTGACGAGCTCCGCGGCAAGGATCTGTCCGAGCTCGGCGACGCGGGGTTCGACGAACTCCGCGGCAAGCGCCCCGATGAGCTCGACGCGTTCGTCAAGGTGCTCGACGCGCATCTGCGCTCGATCCACCAGACCGAAGAGGGCGAGCTGCGGGACAAGACCGACGAGGAGCAGAAGGCGTTCGACTACGGCCTGAAGCTCCGCGACGCCGCCCTGGACCGGCTCGAAGAGCACCGCAACATCCAGAAGATTTTCGACCGCAAGCCCGAGGCTGTGAAGCGGGCGCTGGCGAACGTCAAGTACGGCCTGGACGAGACCACTGAGGTTCGGCGGCTGTCGAACCCGGAGGCGCGGGACCGCGCGCTGCGGGCTCTGGACGGCCGCGAGGTCAAGACGATGCTGTCGCCGTCGGCGCTGGATCACGTGGAGCGGCAGATTCGCCGCGATCCCGGCCTGGCCCGCCGAGTCATCGTCACTGAGAACGACCACTACCGCAACGCGTGGATGAAGCTGGTAACCCAGACCCATCCGCGGCTCACCGACGAAGAGGCGCGGGCGGTCGACGCGTTCGAGGAATACCGGGTCATGTCGCTGACCAACGGCGAAGGTGGCTACGGCGTGCCGGTGTTCATCGACCCGTCGATCATCCTGACGGACCAGGAGTCGGGGAACCCGTTCCTGACGATCTGCCGCCAGGTGACGGTCAACACCTCGGAATGGAAGGGCGTTTCCGCTGCCGGCGTGTCGTGGGCGTTCCAGGCTGAGGCAGCCGAGACGACCGACAACTCGCCGACTCTCGCCCAGCCGACCGTGCCCATCGAGACGGCTCGCGGGTTCATTCCATATTCCCTGGAAGTCGGTATGGATTACCCGATGTTCGCCGACGAGATGGGTCGGCTGCTCGGTGAGGGTTACGACGAGCTGCTGGTTGAGAAGTTCTCCACCGGTGCCGGGTCCGGCTCGGACGAGCCCCGCGGCATCCTGACCGCCCTGGACGCGAACACCAACGTCGAGGTGGCCTCCACCTCCGACGGAGTGTTCCAGGACGCCGACGTCTACAAGGTCTGGAAGTCCCTGCCGCAGAAGTACCGCCGCCGGG